ATACGCCGATACGCAAACGTTTGGGTACCAAGAACGTTATGCAGAATATAGGTATAAACCAAGCCAGATCACAGGAAAGATGCGTAGTAACGCAACTGGCAGTCTAGATGTGTGGCATTTGGCGCAGGATTTCACAGCGCTGCCGGTGCTTAATTCATCATTTATTGAAGAAAACCCACCAGTTGACCGTGTAATTGCCGTAACAACTGAGCCAGAATTTATATTTGATTGGTATTTCGATCTTAAAACCACTCGTCCAATGCCAGTATATTCAGTACCTGGTTTAATAGATCACTTCTAATATGAACGGTAAGTGGTACATCATAATCAATATGGCTCGGAAGTTTGCGCTTCCGGTCCTACTTGGATCATTAGTGATGTGGCTTATACATCACAATATGCAACCGTGGGCAGATGTAGTTTGCTCCATCGGTGAAGCATTATTAATAGATATAGCGGAGTGCAAATAATGGACTGGGGAGCAGCAGCGATTATTGGATCCGCACTTATTGGATCACATAGTCAGCATCGAACAAACAAGCGCAATGAAGCGCAAAATGCGTACGCAAATCAGTTGTCAGCAGCGTCAACAGCTAAGCAAATGGCGTTTCAAGAACGTATGAGCAATACAGCTCATCAAAGACAAGTTAAAGATCTGCGCGCTGCCGGGATAAACCCCATCTTATCAGCAAAACTTGGGGGAGCGTCGTCGCCAGCTGGCGCGAGCTACACCGGACAAAAAATGCAATTCCAAGATACATATGCGGCAGGACAAAGAGCCGCACACACAGCAAAGCAAATGACAAAAATAGATGCAGATGTTTCCAAAGTTGAACAGGAAATTGTTCAAATGAAAGATCTTCATAACGAACGGTGGCAAAGGTTATTTGCAACAATGGGACCCGACAATATAGCAATGTCGGTATCCGCTGCAATGAACAATGTAAATGTTCAAACGTTATTAAATCAAGTTGGTGGTGATATTGGAGTTAATTCTAAAAGAGATTTAGGGAAGCTATTAAAATACGTCCAAAGGTATAAGTCTCGGATAGCGACTGAAGGGCAAGGCCTTGCCGAAGTAATAAAAGACGTTTTTCCACCGGAAAAAAACACACCAAGAAAAGGTTGGACAAGTGACCTTTTAAATGCAGGTGCAACCTATGATTTTAAACCTGCTCGTAATTAAACAGCTAGACGGAGATTCAATTGACAAAAGGAAAATTTAAAACAGCCTATGGCGACAGAACCCGCAATGGGTTCCAAACAACAGGCGAAAGCCTTACACAACAATCACACGCCGCAGCTGCCGACGTTCGTAACATTATTAAGCAATATGACCGTACAGGTCTAATTGCAAATGTAAATAAAGGAATCGCGCAATATGGCGATTATTCAAAAGTCAATGAATATGCAGAAGCTTTACAAATGGTTGCACAGGCAAACCAAAGCTTTGCAGAAGTTCCGTCTCACATTCGGGAACAATTCAACAATAATGCTGGATTATTTTTCGAATTTGCGACCGATCCGAAGAATAAGGAAAAATTGATTGAAATGGGGTTAGCGAAAGCGCCCGACACAGAGGTGGAGGTGACACCAAAAAGCGAATCCGCACCTCCCGCTCCACAAGAAGCAGTGGAGTAAGGATTCGCGGGCCCAGTTAACTGCTTGATGTTAACTGGGCCTACTGACACCAATGGAGGTTAATGTGTGGAATGTGAATTATAAAGTAGTCCAAGCGAAGAGGTCCGGAGACCGGACCAATTGGATTCATGTTGGTATGGCGTTTAAGCGTGAAGACAAATTTAGCATGAAGTTGGAAACCTATCCTATGCCAAACGAAAAAGGTGAAGTTTGGTTACAATTGTACGAAAGGAGCGAGAGCGATGAGATACAGAAAGAAAATGAACAAGAGCAAAAGCAAGAAAATGTTCACGAAAAGAGCTATGGCGGTTCAGCCGCGTAACTTTGCAAAACCAATGCGGGGTGGAATAAGGCTATAATATGGCATGCTACCACCCCCTACTCGCATTTAAATGCGACGGTAAAGTGGTATTTAATAAACCCTTTGCTTTCGCGAAGGGTTTTAATTTGCCGTGCGGCCAATGTTGGGGGTGTAGACTCCAACATAGCCGTGAATGGGCAATAAGATGCATGCACGAAGCCCAGATGCACGAACACAATAGTTTTATCACATTAACAATAAATCCGGAGACATTAGAGCAGCGCCCTCGCCCTTGGTCTCTGGATATCACCGAGTTCCAAAAGTTTATGAAAAGGCTCCGCAAAAAAACAGGAAAAGATATTAGGTTTTTCCACTGCGGTGAATACGGTGATGAAAACAAAAGACCGCATTATCATGCGTTAATATTCGGGTATGATTTCCCAGACAAACAGCTATGGGAAAAAAAATTAGGTAATAATCTATATATATCTCCCGAATTAGAAGAACTGTGGCCCCATGGGTTCCACAGGATAGGCAGCTGCACCTATGAAAGTGCAGCATACGTAGCGCGCTACGTTATGAAAAAGGCGAAAGGGGAGGCGGCTGCCGACCAATATATTTCGCCAGAAACAGGTGAGATCGAATACGATCTCGATAATCAATATGCAACGATGTCCCGCCGTGCAGGAATCGGAGAAAGCTGGTATTGGAAATATGGGTGGACTGATGCACATCGTCACGATTATATAGTCCACGAAAATATTAAGATGAAAGTGCCAAGGTACTATGACAAACAATTAGAAAAATACGATCCTCAGTATTATCAGGAACTAAAAAACAAGCGAAAAGCAGAAGCACCAGAAGTAATAACAGAATACAATAAAGCAATGGATCAGCTGTGGGTGTCAGAGGAAATAAAAATAAAAAAATTAGAAAGGCTGATCCGAAACCTGTAAAATGTCATAAAATGAATCATTTACAGGTAAACAAGAGTCCAAACAAAGTGTTACATAAGGTATTGACTCGTAATGTATATTATGCGTAAGATTCCCTTGAACATATATTTCAAGGGAGTTGGAAATGTCGAAAGTATATTACGCAGTATTTGATAGAAAAGCAGAAATGTATTCACAGCCGTTTTTGGAAATAAAAGACGGTACAGCAATCAGAGCAGTACAAGATATTGTGATCAATAATAAAGATCACCCCTTCGCAAAGCACCCTAGCGATTTTTCGCTACATAGATTGGGTGAGTTTGACGAAGTGACCGGCGTTATTACCGGACAAACAAAACCCAATAAAATTATAGAAGTCGAAACACTAGGAGAATAATATGCTAGGTGGACCAATGGGCACCCTGCCCACAACAATGAGTCATGAATTTAGTAGAGTACCAAACGCTGAAATCCAGCGTTCTACGTTTAACCGAGTACATGGTCTTAAAACCACGTTTGATAGCGGTCTATTGGTCCCCATTTATGTAGACGAAGTATTACCAGGTGATACTTTTCAAATGAATGCAAACGGTTTTGGGCGTTTAGCAACACCAATTTATCCGTTGATGGATAATATGTATTTAGAAACATTCTTTTTCTTCGTACCAAATCGTTTGATTTGGGATAATTGGGAAAAGTTTAATGGAGCGCAAGACGATCCTGGCGATAGTACTGATTTTCTAATACCACAAATTCAAGCGGCAACTGTGGGAGAAAACAGCCTTTTTGATTATATGGGGCTGCCGACCCAAGTCGCAGGCATAGATTGGAATAATTTGCACGGTCGTGCTTATAATTTAATTTGGAACGAATGGTTCCGCGATGAGAATCTTCAAGACAGCCTTGTAGTACCAAAAGGCGATGGGCCAGATACATATACAGATTTTACATTGCAAAAACGTGGCAAGCGCCACGATTATTTTACGTCAGCATTACCATGGCCTCAAAAAGGTGATGCAGTAACCCTGCCCCTCGGCACAACTGCACCTGTTTATGCAGCCAGTAATATAACTCCGTTATATTTGAAAGATGCAGCTGGTGTTGCTACTACCGCAACAATAGGCGCCGGGTCTACAACGTTGGGCGTTTCACCAGCTGGTACAGCAAACGGTTTTGCATATTTAAACGATACAGTTGCAATGTTTGCAGCAGATTTGACAGATGCAACTGCAGCTACAATTAATGATCTTCGCGAAGCGTTTCAGATTCAACGGCTTTATGAGCGTGATGCACGTGGCGGAACACGTTATACAGAGATTCTTCAAAGCCATTTTGGAGTAACATCACCCGACGCAAGATTACAACGTCCTGAGTATTTGGGTGGAAACAAAACAGAACTTATGATGCAACCAGTGCCTCAAACAAGTTCTACAGATACAACATCCCCTCAGGGTAACTTATCAGCATTGGGAACAATGCAAGGTCGTGGCGGATTTAGCAAATCATTTGTAGAACATGGCGTATTAATCGGCATGGCCTGTGTATTTGCAGATTTAACATATCAACAGGGCATGAATAGAATGTGGTCACGTCGTGACCGTTGGGACTTCTATTGGCCTGCCCTCGCACATTTAGGCGAACAGGCAGTACTTAACCAAGAAATATATACACAAGGTACATCCGCCGATACGCAAACGTTTGGGTACCAAGAACGTTATGCAGAATATAGGTATAAACCAAGCCAGATCACAGGAAAGATGCGTAGTAACGCAACTGGCAGTCTAGATGTGTGGCATTTGGCGCAGGA